TCTTTCCTAACAAGAAGTCTTACAGAAACTGATTGAACACGACCAGCAGATAATCGGGGGGCTACCTTCTTCCAAAGTAATGGAGATAATTCATATCCAAAAAGCCTGTCCAAGATTCTTCTGGTTTCTTGAGCCTGAACAAGTTCCATATCAATTTCTCTTGTTTGATCTAAAGCTTTATTAATTGCCTTTTTTGTAATTTCATGAAAAACCATTCTCTTAGTTGGTATTTTAGGCTTAAGTATTTGCAAAAGATGCCAGCTAATACTCTCTCCCTCTCTATCTTCATCAGTTGCTAGTAATAGTTGGGTCGCCCCTTTCAATGCATCTTTAAGTTCTTTAACAACCTTTTTTTTATCTTTTGGAACTATGTAAAGTGGTTCAAAATCTTCCGTTGTATTTACTCCTATTCTTGACCATTTTTCCTTTTTGACTGCAGCAGGTATTTCAGCCGCCCCTTTTGGAAGATCTCTTACGTGTCCCATAGAAGCAAGAACTTCATAATTAGAAGGCAAAAACTTTCTTATAGTTTTTGCTTTGGTGGGACTTTCAACAATAACTAGTGTGTGATCCAAGGTTTATTTCAAAAATTGGTGTTTTTGCTTAGTTAGGGCATATTATGATTATTTGAAACTTTTTCAAGTAATTTCTCTTGAAAATTTCAAAAATCATACCCACAAATTATAATCAAGTTAAGATTAACTCTTTGACCATTACAATCAATCATCTAATTTAATCCTATTTAATAAAGTGCCCAACGAAATCTTTACAATTAATTTAAATGCTCAAGCCATTATTCCAGAGGCTTTTATTTTACTAGGTATTGTTGGGACACTTCTTGTAGATTTAGCTGGAGAAAAAACTGCATCAAAATGGGCACCAATAATTTGCTATTTATCAATAGGCAGCTCTCTTATTAGTTTGGCATTGCAATGGAGTAATCCGGTAGAAAGTGCATTCTTTGGGTCCTTTAATTCAGATAATTTGGCAATCGCATTTAGAGCAATAATTTCATTATCAACCTTAATACTACCATTTCTTTCTTGATATCCGTCAATATCTTCGACAACAATCTCTGTGTCATTCAAACCTATTGCTTGAAGCACAGTCGTCTCGGATGTTAAGACATTTGACTGATAAGTGTCTAAGTCAAGATAATCGAGTACATTATTAAGGATGTCGTAGGGTCTACCTACTTTCTCCTGTGATTTGTAGTATTCTTGTAGTAGTTGGACAAAGGCACGGTCTTCTGATTTAATAAAATCAGGTAACTGTTGCTCAACTCTGTCAGAAACCTGTACTCTAGACATAACTTAGAAGCAGTCTTCTATATCGGGATAAGTGAATGTATCCGTGGGGTAATCAAGTATATTTAGCTCTCCACCACCAAAGTTAAATCCACTGAAATTATTAGGATCGAAGATAGGGACTGATAAGTCATTGATCGTATAATCTATTGGATTTACGTCTGGGTTGAAGATAATTGGGTCTGTGCCTGCAGGAGGCTCAAGTGATCCACCGCTAGGGTAGACAACCACTGGAATTCTGTTTGTATCGTCAGGTGTTAGTGCAACGTTTAGAGGTCCTACACATACTTCACCAGTATTGTAATTGACTGACCCGACATTATTGTTTAAGATGACTTCTGCCTCATCTCTAATAGTAACTAGCATCATGTTACCTTTACCGTCATCTCTTAAATTTACAGGGACAAGAGTTTGTGAGGTATTGGAGTCAAAAACTGCAGTATCTACTTGGACAACACCACTAGTTAAGTTGGCATTATTAAGAAGACTCTCAGTATATCCAGTTGCATAGAATGTGCCTGATTTAACTACAGAGAAGGTTGGTTTACATGTGCCGTCAGACCCATCTGTGCCGTCCCCTGAGGTGCCGTTTCCATCGCCAGTGCCATTATCATCACTAGTGCCAGAATAGTCGCCTGGACGGAATAAAGGGTTGTTGAAATCTAGACATTGGTTGAATACTTGACCAAACTGGAATGTATCAAGATTCTGACCTAAAGTAATCTGAGTTGTGCTACCTGAGATAGCAGGATCAGAGTTATCGACTACTCCTGCATACTTAGATCCTTCAAATCTGTTGTTGAATCTATTTGCAGCATTTTGTGCGTTGTAATCGTCGATATTTTTTAATACTTTAGTCCTTAGGTCATTAGAACTAAGATTAGTGTCATTACCATTATAGTAAACGTAAGATTTAGGAATAACATAGAGAGTTGTAGGATCAATGATGATCGGATCGATAGCACCGATCGAATAATCTTTTAATTGATTCTTAATTCTGACTTTTGTAGTCTCATTCAACTTAGATCCAGTCTTAGGTCTAACTGCAACGTAAACTTTTCCATAAACAGGAGGATTTAACTTCTCACCACCATATGCAACCACTGATCGTGATTGTGGATAGAGTTGTCTTACTAGATTCTCAAAATCTCTCTCTGTTACTGCTCTGTTTTGTGTTGTATACAATCTAGGAGCATTATACTTGATTGATACAGGTGATTCTCTGTCTTCACCGTCTGCTGCTTGGTTTTCGGTAACAACACTAATAGCATTGTTGCTAATTATACGTCCTTCGCTGTCATTTGCTGTCCCAATGAAAGTAAAGTCTCTTGCACCGTTTGCTTCTTTACCAACTGTCCTTACATAGTCAATTTTTACAAATTCACCGTCAACTAATTGTCTTCCTAACACTCCATCACCAAAAATTACCTTATAACGTAAATCATCAACTTCTTCAAGGAAGTAAATACGAGAATTACTGTCTAAGTTAACAGATGAGGTTGCTCTATTGTAAATATCAATTTCTGATGACTGCACAGAAGGAGATATGTAAACAATCATCCTTTCAGTGTCTACATCTTCACTAGGAATAATGTATTCTTGTCTTCTCGTGTTATTAACAACAAATGAGTAAGTAAGAAGGTTACCTTGATATGTTGCAAGACATCTAAATGTTGCTTTACCTGTAGATTGGTCAACAGGTGCTTGGACTTGAGTTAGAATTGTAAAAATATAGTCATCAAAGTTATTTTCAGCACTAAACGAGTCACCTTTGTTAATTGTAACCTGCTCAGGGTAAGTTAGACCGTTTGCACCGATTAAAGTCTGCACAGTTACTGTCACAAATGCTTTTGGAGACTTTACACTACGAGGAGTGTAGTTAAGTTGCTTAGCAACTTTAACAATATTGTCTCTGACAGTAGATGTTTCTAAGAATGCCTCATTCAGAGACATGTTTGCATTGAATGCAGTATAATATGTGTTATAAGCAAGAATGTCTAGGAGGTAAGACGCAGCAGATCCCTCAAAGTCATAATCAGTAAACTCTGATCGAGTCCTGAGGTATGATCTTATCGATTCCTTGATTTCAAAGAAATCTAAGGAGGTTAATTCTGATGGTACTGCAGCCATTACGTCCTCTCTAGTATAAAGTCGATCTCTTTAAGGATTCTTTCTCCTACGATTGTATATTCAACTCTAACTTCTAATGAGTTAGTGTCAAAACCGTCTTGCACATTAACAGATGTCACTCTGATACGTTTTTCGTATCTGTCTAGAGTGCTTTGTATTTCATCTTTGATTGCCTCACCTGTAAAAACATCATAAGGCTCAAATAGTAGTCCAGTTACTCTAGATCCGACATCATACTGAAAGGGTTTCTCACCAATATCGGTTTTAATCAGATTTAGGACTGCCTGCTTGATTGCATTCTCATTTTTGACAGCACCAAAGTCGCGGCTATTAGGATTTGCTTTGAAAGACATTGCAAAATCTCTAAAACCACGACTTATGTTTTTATCTGATCGAATTCTGTATGACACTATGCATTAATAATGAATTTTGCCATAATATAGGTTACTTTATTATTTAGCCTTGTCCACGATACTTTTTACGAGGCTTATTTCTTGAGGTAGCAGACAATTTAGTATTTTGACTTTTACCTTGTCTAGTTTTCTTTGGTCTTGTATCTACTCCGCCAGATACAAACATGTTTGATCGTGTTGCCATAATAATTTAATAAGTTTACTAACCTGCCCATACATTCATCGAGCCATATGCTACGACTGATGAGCAAGGATACGAGAAGCCAGGAAATCCGACTCCTAGTGGGTCTAACTGTCTAGCAATCAATCGCTTGAGTGCAAACACAGTTAAGGTTGTAGGATATAGAGTCCTATCATGTCCAATACCTCTATCCTCTGTCGTTAATACCGAGCAAGGGTAGGGCGTTGGTTTCGGACATAGTGATTTACCACATGGACACATATGGATCACTATATTCGTACATGCAGATGGGTGTACAATGAATTTATCACCCGCCAACATGATGGGGAAACCATTGACTAATACTGTAGCACGATTTGGTGCTAAAGGTGTCAAAGGTATTAGACTAAGAGGTGGCCACCAACAAGTATATTCCTTAATACGAATAGTCCTTGTCCTTGGGATTGCTCCGCAAGACTCCGTGCTGTGAATTGTGGGAGGTAAGCACAACCCATGTCCAGAATCAGGTAGACCATTGATAGCAGCAACTGGTTTTAGAAATCCAAATCCCATTATCCCTGTCCCTCTAATTCTCTGCCATCCAGATATGGGTATTTATCTTGGCACTCGTCAAAGAATGGATTACCTAAGTTTTTAATACTTCTTGCCAGTGCATTTGTGCCACCAGTCAGATAATTCATTATTTGCATCTTGCCTGTGTAGTCACCCATCTTGATCCTGTAACGCTCTGTTTCCATACGTTTAGGGTCAACGGCAATAGAGCAGTCTGCAACCCAGTCTAGGGCGTTACAGGTGTTGCACAGACCACCTCCTGAGCCTGGCCAATTACTACTTATAGTATTGTTTCCATTTGCTCCTGTATTTGTTGCTGAAGGCGGGGTGATCTCGTAGTAGGTTTGTCCCGCAAGCGGATTTCCATTGTCGTCCCATCCACAGTAGACATCAAGGACTCCATTCGTGTTACTTCCCTTACGCACAAATTTATCCCAACAATCGTGAGGAATATTGGTAGGGTCACTTGGACAACTCCCGCCATTGACTGAAAACTCAGTATAGCTTTGAGATCCTGGTGTGGGGACTCCATCGATTAGTGTGCTCCAATTAGAAGTAGTGTCCGTAGGACTGCCATCTAGGTTATTTCCTAACCACAAACTAAACTGTTGTGCTCTAGAATAGTTACTACGGTTATAATCATATGTATTTTCGTCAAGTCCGATTGGGACGTATTCTATACTATTGTTACTACCACGATAACAGCGACCTGGCACGTTACCTCGGGTGCAACTCCATGTTTTATACCCACCTGCGACATTTCTTTTAGGTGAAAGTTTGGGTTTTGGCAAAGTATTCAAGAATTTCATGAATGCTTGACCTTGATTACCTATTGTCTTTCCGTCAAATGAGAGTGAAACGGTAAATTCTGCTTTTTCATCATGCGGAGCACAGTATTTCCAAGGTAAATACCCAAATGCCTTCCGCGATGCCCTAAATTCGTCTTGCACTTCGCCATAAAAGTTGGATCTTGGGTTTTCTTCCGCTTCCATATACGCACAAGGCATCTGAAACCACTTTTTGATGTTGTGAATCACTGGTTGATCAACAATCATGCACCTATTTCCGTTAAAACTTCCGTAGAGACCACTAAATGACTCGCTGTCCGCACCAGATTGCTGCAATCCACCTAAAATATCGGAATATACACCGCTAGAAAACTTCTCTGCAGCAGGAGATGAGGTTTCATTAGGTCCTAACATCATTTGTGGAGGCTCTTGTGCACTCAAATTCTCAAAAGTCTCTACGGGAGGCATTGCTTCGACTAAAGGAAGACCCATATCTATCTGTATACAGTCCGCAGGGAGGTTTTGACACAATACTGTCTTACCTTCTGGGTCAACTTCTGCGTATTCCATGTATGTAATCGGAATATTGCTAGTGTAACCCTTATTTACCTCTGCCATTTCGTCTGTAACTACGTCACTACTGAGCGGATTGCCCTCAGTCTCGAAATCAAACATCTCTTCGATGTCAATTTTAGAGGAATCTAGTGTAGGCTCGTCTAATTTTGTCTCTACATCTATAGAAAGACCTGATTCTGCGATGTAAACCTGTGGAGGGAAGTGTGGATCGTATCCAGATCCACCATCTATCACGTCAATACGCTTAATAATACCCGATTTAGTGATTCTTCCGACTCTAATCTCTGCATTACGGAATTGTTGCACCGTATCAAACTCTCTTTCCTTCCTATTTTGCAACACTTGGAGCTGTCTACGCTCAAATTTGTCTAAAGATATCTTCTGCTCACCTATTTCACCAGTAGAATTATACTCTGGGAAGGACTTTACAGGTGATCCGTAGTCTCTAAGGAAGGCACCACGCATCTGACGTGCTGTATCTGTGCTACTAAACTCCTCTAACTGACCAGGCTCCGCTACAGTTACGGTAGGATTGCGATATCCGACCCCACCATTGATAACTTTGATCTCAACTATCTTACCTTCAGTGTCTACAATCGCTTCTGCCTCTGCTAAATCGAGTGTGCGTGTCGGTATAAGTGCCTTTGGATCTAATTTTACCTTGTAGTATGAGATATTTTTCTCAAATTCATACACTCCAAAGAAGGCTGCCTTGTCTTCTATGCCATATCCTGCTAAAACTTGTATAGTTGCGACAGGAGGTGGGTCTTCACCCTCGTCTACAGGGTAAGGTCTGCTCGAAAACTGCTCTTGATAGGTAAATTTCTTACCTCTCTTGCGTCCATCCGCTGTTAATTCCATATATCCCGCATTCATTTTGCCACCGAAGTAGAAAATGCCCGCAATATTCCATCCGTTTATCTGCTCACCCTTCTTAAATGTGCCAGTTGTCGTCAAATATTTAAAAAATATCCTTGTAGTGTCTGTATCCGCAGTCCTAAATGACTCTTCTACGCCAGATCCCGCAGGTCCTGAGACATCTATGCGTGTCCTAGTCGTTTTCCACGAGTCTTCACGGATCTGATAGAAGTGAGAATACCATTCTTGGTTAACAACACAGGTATTATTGTTGTTTTGACGGTGATTTGGGCAACAACCTGCATCTGAGAGTAGATATTGTATTCCAAATATAGGACCATTCCACGGATATGACGTGTCATACAGATAATACATGTATTGTGAGTCATATGCAGTCTGGAATCCTAGGAATCTAGGCACTGCTCCTTTGACTGCACCGTTTAATCCATACAACCACTCGAAGTTTGCGTCTCCATCTGCCTGCACACCACCTACAATACCTGCATTTCCCGACTCACCAAACCCTGCAACGCCTGGTGTGCCTATAGGTTGACCAAATGCATTAGTCCCGAAGGAGTTTTTCCTATAAGACTTATAACTAAACGGACTACTATCATTAGTATCCCATGTATACCAACCTGATTTGTCAATACACTGACCAGTAGGACCTATTTTACCTACATCTTTAAACTCATTGTCTGATGCATCAGGGTTTTCTCCTTGAAAAACATACCCAAAGATACCCTGATATACATATTGACCTGCTCTCGCCTCTGCAGGAGCGATAGGACCACCACTCAGGTTAACTTCTGCTGCAGGATTGATAGTATAGAAGTCATCTTCTGGGTCATAGAAGTAATGATAGAGGGGCACAGCGGTCTCTCCTGTCCCTGCATAGGCATTTGCATCACTTTCTGACGTAAAAATATATCCTAGAGTCCCTACAAGGTAGTATGGTTTACCATTATTACTCGTAGGAGGTGTATTTGATAGTGATAGTTTTGTATTATCGTCTCTTTGTCCTCGATACCAGATATAAACAGGCACAGAATTTGCAACTTGAGTATTCATCAAGTAAAAAACAGGGATCTGTCCCTGTCTAGGCTCTGGATTATACCCTCTTAATACTTTTTGCCACGACTCATTATCCCCAATAGCATGCTCTTTCGTCAACTCTGGGGTTTTTGCGTATTTGTGATCGTCTTTACTACCTCTATAGAAGCGATAAACAGGTTGTCTACCGTCATCACAGTTTGCAATGCAGGTTTTCTGCTCTTCTCCTATGTAATGCACTATATCTTTGCCTAGTGGCATAGTGCCAGGACCTTCTCCTTGAAACTCAATCTCATAAGATTCGTTGTTTGCTTCGTCGAAGAAGGGTTTTACATAGTCTTCACCGTCTATGGGGTTGGGAAACGATCGTTTAGTAGATAGGATGAAACAAGCCAAATCAACCTAGACGCTCTTCCAGTTTATTTAGTCGTGAATACAGATCGTCCAATACTTCTTTGATATTCAGATGCTTCTCATACCCTTCTGGTTTATACTGAATCATATCAGGACCAGGTTTAGGATACTTACGAATGGCATCCTCACAGATAGCAGTCCTTTTGGCAAGATTCTCTAATCCTTCACCGACCTTTTCTAGGCAGAAAGCGATTTTTTCCATATCGTCCATTCCTGCCGTTGGCAGAGGTTGAGTCGGATTAGAAGGATCCCCATAACTAATAGGACTCGTTGATTTAACTGGCATGTTTCACGCTCGCGATTTTTTTATTCGTCAACGGCTTTCAATATGATGGAGCCGTCTGTTTCCTCAGTATACTCTAGTTTGGTGCCTGCTTTCCATCCCATCTCTTCCCATAATTCAACTGGCAGTGTGATGAATAAATCGCCATAGTCATCGTCTTCTATTGTTAGAGTATATCTATTACTCATTAGTAGATGTTATGCTTGATACATCTTATGTAGACTTACCACGAATTGCACCTACGCATGTCTCCATATAGAAACTATTACCAGGTGCTTTTAAGTCTGTAATCTGAGACTGTCCCCTATAAGGATGATGAAGCATAAACCCATCACCCAGATAAACACCTCCATGGTTAGGTGCTTGCCCATGTCTCTTAGTATAACCCCCTTCTAGAGGCGTATACCATAGTCTAAAGAGTATTATATCATCTTTCTGCAAAGAGTCAAGTGATGCTTTCTCCCACATCTCACTCTTCATTACATATTCTCCTTCTTCCGTGTCAATAGCATCATCAGTAAAAGCATATATCTGATCTAACTTAGTAAAGTCTCTTAGATCACGATTGCAATACAACCGATAGTATTTTCTTACACAATGGTAGCAACTCCATGAATGAATACTTCGCCACTCCTCTCCGAGTAAGTGTGAGTATTCCTTCTCAATCTCTTGTTGTTTCAGTCGTCTACCCATGCGACCTCTCAGGGGGATTTTTATATTGGAAAAATTTTTTCATATCGATAAAACAAATCACTCGCTTTGGGATACTTTTGTAGGTTAGGGAAGTAGGCATTTTTATATATCGGATTATTAGATATAAAAAAAGATCAACATTTTACTGTTGATCTGTTTCTGTGTCTCATACTAGATTGTTGAGATACTCTTGTGTGACCTCTTCACACTCTGGTAAATCTGAATAACCACCTCTGAGCCATTTGTTTATATGTCTGCTAGTGGTTACGCTCCAGTACTGCTCTGTCCTTACATAACCCTTACCGAATACATAAGCCGCAACTGGTGTTTTATAACTGAAAAATACTCTTGCGTTGTCTGTCTCGATTTCAGTTTGGTTTGCTGCGATTGGTGTTAGTTGCATGTGTGCCCCTGTTTGTTTATATTATTATAATAACCCATATTCCAGGAGAGTGGGGTGTATGTGTGCCACTTATTCAACTGGTACATCATAACACATCCCTTCCAGGATCATATACTCACATAGTGGTGTATACTGTGTTAGACTCTCATTTAACCCATAATCTATTAGTTGCTGACACATGTCTATTAATTCATCAGGTGGTAATCCTCCACTCTCATATAGGTCTAATAATACCGTGAGTTTGTGCGGTATAGTCATATTTGTCTGCTGTGTCTGTTTGCATCATCTAGTGCTTGAGACTGGGATCGAAATGGACCATATTTCGTACACCCCAAATAATCATACTGCCAGAAGTATTTCCGAGACTTTTCCCATATCTTTATATTAACTGGGGGACTAGTCGGAAGTTGAAAAACCTTACTCATATAGACCCCTCCGCGTCCCCTTCCGTGGGCTGTGGAAAACTCCCTGAGAAAACCTTTTCATTTCTTCTAGGTTTTTCTAGTTGCTTCGCTCTCTTCATCAGGTCATTATACTCTGTAAATGGCGAAGTAGCATCAAAAGGCATAAGCGGGCAAAAAGAGTCAATTACTTAACTTCCTAATTATCATAAGCGATTTGGGGCAAAAAGTCAACCCCCATGTGCCACTTGTCTGGGTGTCCTCGTATTACTTGACAAAAAAACTTCGCTGTGTTACGCTCTTAGACAACTGAAAGATACAAGACGTAAGTATATTTATTTTCATATTTTTATTGTTTCTCACATTGTCTCTTTTGCCTGTGGAAAACTCACTTATCTGGTATAAAATTAACTGTCATGCTTACACGATCGTCATAGGGGTTACCCTCGTATCCGTGTGTCATACTGGACGGATAAATTATAAGGTCTCCTTCCTTCATTGGGACGGTTGCTTCAGTCATATTAAATGCTGTATAATCCTTATTAGGGAATTGCATAACTGGGTAATAACTGCCTGCTACATTCCTTCTAAACTTCAAAGGCGAATGTCCCTCTTGGTAGTTTATTAACAATGTTGCTGAGTAGATACAATTAGAATGCTCATGTGGTGCATATAATGCTCCCTTGGATGCTAACTCAAGATATGCATCAGATATGGCAAAATCGAGGTCATAGTAATATGCTCCCTCGTTGTAGTCTTTGCAACTCTTTAGCAAAAAATCGGCGACGCTCCGATTGTCTTCGAGAATTGTGTTTCTTTTTCCAATTTGTGATACATTGTGAGTTATTGCTAATCGATCATGCTCTGGTCGGATATCCTGAGTTTCTATCCACTTGAATATCTCTTTTTTAACTGTAGCAAAATTGGGGCAACTATAGACGCCTACTGGTAGGGCAAAAAGTGCATAAATTTCTGACTTGCCTGCCTTGGGTAGTGAGTCGCTTAGAGGATTAGAGTCCATAAAAAATTTGGCGTCCGCATTAGTGCGGAATTGTGCGGATTACTAAATCAGGTGGTAGTATTATCTTAACTGGTTTAGTATTCTTATGTATGTTAGTTTTTTGTGCCTGCTGTCCTCTGATTGCTGTCAAAGTGTCGAGGTCATTCAAAATTTCCTGGAAAATGTCATTCATAGTATTAATTATAACCTGCTTCCTGTATTTTGTCAAATACTGCTGACTGTTTGTCAGTTAACTCAAAATCCATATCTCTTAGGATATCGTAGAGTTTGATGATTTCATATTTCTCATCATATGATAGACTTAAATTAATCATGATGTTAACCTCGTATCTCGTATTCAATGTATTCAACAGGATAACCAATAAATTCGCAAATTTGCTCTTTTAGGTCGTTATCGTCCTTCGCTCTCCATCTACCTATGCATCTTTGGTGCAATACATATTCCTCTTGGGGTGTATATTGCAAATCTGGGTCTCCGTCCCCAACTTCGCTTAGGTATAATTCAAGATCGGTCACTTTGTATAAATGCATAATTAAAAGTCCTCGATTGTGAGATTGTTTACTGCATCAAATACCTTATCCTCCATTGAGTCAAAAGTTTCTGTGTCATATAGGTCACTTCTGTATTTCATGCTTTTAGGATGACTTAACAGTTTTGTGAGTGATTGATGCTCTTCGATTGTGAGATTGATTTGTGGCATTACTGTGCGATCTCCCAAAAACGTGAATTTGCGATCTCTTCCGCTTTCGCTTCGTCTCCATTGACTTCTACAAGTGCTTCCTCGTAGAGTGCTTCAATTAGATCGGTGTTTGCTTGGCAACTCATTTAGTCATCCTCCACTATAATGTTTGTTTGAATTTCAAAAAGAAATGGTGTTTCGTTAGTCTCTCTAACGTATGCTTCCATTAAGAGATCGGTAATTGTTTCTCTCTCCCGATCGGTAAGCAAGTCGTAAACGTCAACTGTCTTCATTTTAGATAAGTCTCCGTAGCGTTAACAACTGCGTCAAACATATTATCGAAAGTTTGAGTATCGATACGAGGTCTCTGGTCATAACCTCTGTCATATGCATCACATAGTAGGTTATAAAGCATTTCGTATTGACCTATTGTAAGATCAATGTTTAAACCTTTTTTGTTAGAAATTTGCTTTCCGTAAGGTCTGACTCTAGTAGTTGACATAATTGAAAACTTTGCTTTGTTTATACTAATATTATAGTGCTTAATTGTATGGTAGTGTGCAAGTATGTGCCACTAATACAACTGTCACAAATAGGGTTGACATTTTCATCATAGGTATTCTATCTCTCCATTTTCAACTGCATCCATGTATTCAACAAAATCGTTATGTGCCTTATCTTTTGTTTCTTGCCATTGATTCCAACATAGTTGTCTGTTAATGTCTAACAACTTGCCTAGGTTAACTCCTTCGAGGTCTGTCCACTCTGAAACATAACCTATTTGACTTTTATCATATCCTCCACTACTGTAGGATGGTGCACTAAGGAAATTAAAAGCAATGTCAATAAAGAAGTGCCTACCAAATTCCTCGCTCTCAATAGTCTGCATAGGAATAAACTCTGTTTCTGTGGTTAGAGTATCTTTAAAAATGTAAGTAGAATTCATTAGACTTAATCGTATAGTGGATAATAGACTTCTGTGTCAACTGCGTGCTTCATAACCTCATAGGTCGAAAATTCGGGGTCTGATAGGTCTTTACACGTTGAGAGTATGTTAATAACCTCTTCCATGAGATTTACTATCATTTTCTCTTTTGGTGTGCTTTTGTAAGTTTTCCTCATGATACTGATTTAAGTTTGTCAAAGTGTGGATAGAATAGTTGATCAAGTATTTTCTCGGATAATACTTCTTCCTCGTCAGTCATTAGGCATCTATAATGTCTAAATGCTGAATAGATTAGTAAATACTCTTCTCTAGTCATTTTCTTCCTCCACTAGAAATTGCACATTGAATAATCCTTCAGTATCCTTACCATATTGTGCATATATGGCATTTTTCTCTATAAACTCTGCTAAGAGTTTTTCTACCTTAGATCGAGGATAGATTTTGTAGTTAGTCATCAAGAAAGTCCCTCTCTGATTCGATTGATTGCATAAATTGAGAAACAAATTTGTCAACTGTCTCTCTGATCTCCCACCTTGGGGACGGTATTAGATCGCCTTCCTCTCCAAAATAATAAAATTCTTTGTTGAGATTGCTTATCAGGTTGATTAGTGCTATTTCGTTTTTTGTGTAATCCATGTGAGTTAGAATTGAATTGAGTGAATTGTCTGCACATAATGGTTAATAAGTGTGGACTTACATAACTGCTCTTAGTAGGATAACCCCACAATGGTCAATGCCACTAGTGTGGACTACCTATAGTATAGGTGTCCGCCTGCCCAGTCAACTTGCTTATAGTCATGCATCATTGCTCTGTGTGACATGATTCTCATATCAAATCTGACTCCCTTAGCGGGTGCCTTCCATGATGATGCCTTATAAACTTCGCCTGTTTTCTTGTCAACAAAACTATTGACTGATCTCTGTCTATACTCTTTATGAGTATCAGACCACTCACATTGCACAATTTTATAGTATTTCTTGCCTGCTACTGCTTCAAATTTCATTAACTTATCTGTGCCATTGCGAATTGCTTCAAGTTGCTCCTCTGCATATGCTGATAAGTCTTCTCTGCTTCCTGTGTATCGTGCTGAGTTGTTTGTCAACATATTGACCTTATAATGTCTGAAGTTGTCTTCAAGTGCTTCAGTATAGAGGTCAACCCAATTTGGAATAAGTTTTTCGATTGTTGGATTTGAAACAGTCATGTGATTAATTTGTTTATACTATTATTATAGTGGATAATTGTGCGGTAGCACATAGTTATGTGACACTAATTAAAGTGTCACAATACCTATTGCGGTATTGCGAAATCTACGTTTATTCTTGCTCCTAACTCAACATAATGCTTAGTCAAGAAGTTTTGATATCTCTTTGCATTAGTGCCTAGGCATCTATCGATCGCTCTACCATTAAAACTGATCTCTTCAACTTCCCACTTATCATTTTTGATCATGTCATCTATTGACTGATCTGGGTTATACTTACCACCATGAATATTATAATATCTGTCGTTAATGTCTGCCATGTAGTAAACTGTAGCGATCTCTTGACCATCTACCTTGATCACACTTGAGAATGCATTATCAGTCTGATACGAATTCAAAACAGTTACTCCGTTTCGTAATGACCCTGATTCTCTCTTGTCGATCATGTATAAAACTCTTGTTTGAAATCTGTCCATGTGTGGTAACCTGATTGATTACTCTTATTATAGTCCTCTGAAATGCGGTATAGTGCTCCTGTGTGCCACTAAATCAACTGTCACACCCCATTGATACGTTTTTCTGCTAATTCACTATAATCACTATGCAATTCACATCCGAGGTAATCACGTCCTAATTGTTTACTTACCATTGCGGTTGTCCCACTACCCATAAATGGGTCGAGGACTAGATCGCCTACTCTACTCCCTGCCAAAATACAGGGACTGATCAAGTCAGGTGGAAATACTGCAAAATGTGCTCCCTTATATGGTTTATTGGTTATTGACCATACTGATCTCTTATTCTTCTTAGGATAACTCTTAGTTAGTCCAGTATGGGGTTGTAATCCAGTCCCCTTATTGTGATACTTACCATTAACCCTATTTCTCACTCCCCAGTCTTTAGCATCCTCTTTGATTGCTTCATTGTCATAAAAGTATTTCTTATTCTTAGAGAATAAAAAGATATACTCATGAGACTTTGTGCATCTATCTCTTACTGATTCTGGCATTGGATTAGGTTTATGCCAAATAATATCTTGCCTTAAAAACCATCCATCCTGACGTAAGGCGAATGCGAGCATCCAAGGAATTCCAATTAAATCTTTTTCTTTTAATCCCTCTAACTTATTGCCACGTTTATTACATTTATCAGGTAAATCTTGCTTAGTCTTACTTACTGACTGTTTAGGATATGACTGACCTTTTCCTGGTCTATAATTATAATAACTATCCCCAATATTCAACCATAATGTGCCATCATCCATTAAATTATCTCTTACCAGTCGAAAGATATCCACCATATTATTAATATATTCTTCGGGTGTTTCTTCCTGACCTACTTGATTCTCTTCTCCACCATAATCCCTTAATCCATAATAGGGTGGACTAGTTACACACATTTGTGCCTTATATTGCCATAACTTTGGTAGCGTCTCTCTGACGTCTCCATAATATATTTTATTTCTCATCCGTATAAGTGCATATTGTAATGTTTTCTAGTTGGTTTATACTTTTGTTTAGGTTTTCTCTTAACCTCTAAGTATATCTTTAATAGTTTATCTGTTTTAAGTTGCATCTATATCTCTCTCCTCTGGAAAGTTAATAGGTGTGAAGTCATCCCACTTACACTTGTAAGAAGTGATTAGGGGTGATGCATAGTCACCACTCTCATAATCAATAACGTATGAGCAATGTGCATCAAGATATGACTGGACTTCCTCGCATACATGATACAAATTGATCTCTGCATCCTTATTACACTTAACTCTAAGTGTGATCTCTAAAAATTGGTCACTCATGATGGGTTAAAAAAGTTGATAGATTGAATAAGTGTTAATTCATTATGATTATATACTGTCTCTCTGTCTCCATTGTCATCAATTAATACTGTCCAGTTTTCAGTCGGTGTAAATCCTTTTCTGTCAGTATCGTCCTTGATATAGTTAATCAAAACAGTATATACTTTGTTGTTGTAACTGACTTTATCGCCAATTCCAATTTCTCTTTCATTATTATATTTCATTAACAACATACCTCTCTATTGTCAACAATTTCCGCCCATAATTGACTTGCTTTTTTAGGGTCATCTTCCTCTACATATTCCTTGAGATCGTCATAAATGTGCTCATCAACATTGTCAAATAAATGTCTCTTGAATTCATCCTCTTGCAATTCTTCAACAGACTCAAATAAGTATGTTTTTGCCAAATCAATTATGTCATCTAAAAGCATTGAATTAACATAGTAGTCAACAAATTCCTTTTTAATTTCATCTAATTTTGCATTCATGATAAACCCTCCCATATTGAAATAAATGTGGTAATCCAGTCAGCATTCTTAACTGACATTGATGATAAATCTTGCTCATCAGCACTTAACATAGGTAGATTGTGATCTGTGCAATATTGCACATATATGTCACTTAACCAGTTGATTTGATTGTCATTCATTATGCATGCTCCTTGAAAATTTTCTGAATTCTGTTGTAGTCAACCGCTCTTGCTTCGATAACCTGATCTCTAACTCTCTCTCTGTCTAGTGAGTCTCCACCACCCCATGTGACGTGGGTGCCTTCTTCACATAAATCTAAAACGTTGAGAGTTGCAAGTGCTAACTCTTGTCTTGTCAATCCTTGAATAGGATATAAACAGTCAGGATGCTCTGGACTGTAGAATGATTCACAATAGTCTAGGAATTCTTTGAAGTTGTGCATGAGTGATTTGCTTAACTATTAATATAATAACAAAAAAGCATACAGTAGTGTGTTACTGTATGCCACTATCTGAAGTGTCACAATATGCCTTGTCAACTTGGCATAACTCTTCATATAATCTATTGTTTCTCTCTGATCTATCGATCTTAAGAGTTGTCCTAATCAAATTCAAAAATACAAATGCAATAAAAATGTAGATTAAGTATGGTCTCATGATATTAGATGATGTATGGATTATTATAGCATATTATTAAACTATATGCCAACATCCTTATCATTGAGTTGCTTATAATATGATTTGATTATTGTTTCTTCTTCGTTTTGATTATCCCACTTACTACTCAATTTCTCTAATTTATTACTGACTGACCTATTTAATTCATTATGACCAAAATCATGATACTCTCGATCAATAACCTCTATAATATACTTCCACTCATTATGAGTAAAGTATTTAAGGATAGAATTGTAGTCTAGTTTGTTATGCATTTTAGTATGATGATTCAATAGTTATTAAATCTTTAGGTGTGTCTTTAACTCTTGCATAGGTTATATCGTCAGTATGATATGACCTATAAATTCGTCCCCATATGAGATCGAATTCATCTTTGTTTAAGTTTTTAAAGATACATTGATCTTTAAAATAAATGTGATAAGTCATTTAAGTCCTCTAAAAACATCCATTGATACTCTGATTCCTCGGGGTCAACATTGTTAACGATAAACTCATTAAAGATAGCATCACTATTACCAATATTATTATTATTTACATGATGCTGTAATCTATTCATGTATGTTACTCTCATAGATGAGAGAGCGAATTCAAGGAAATTAGTATTCATTGTATTGTGGAAAATAATTAATATTAATAACACATCTATCTTGATGGGATGATGTGCCATAATGGTAGGTATCGGATGGGAAAATCACTATCCTACCACGTTTTGATTCAACCTTAGTCTCTCCTACTACTGTGTAACCATCATTATCATTTACATAATAAATGCCAGTCAATGCATTAGGAAATTTGTGGTCGATATGTGGTTTATTACTATAGCATACTTCAGTCCTTAACTGCAAGTTTGCTTTAATCTTAATAAGTGCACATGCGTGTAACGTAGCAAGTAGGGGCATAATTGGTCTGCAATTAGATTGCTCAAAACCATTGTTGTAAAACATATGCACCAGTTGTGATCTTGAATTTACATCAGTCGATACTATCCTACGACAGTATGACCATGAGAATGTGTTACCTAACAAGTGATTCTCAATCTCTTGCTGAGTATTCACATCAACAAAATCATCAATTACTTTCATATTATATCACTATGCAACTAGTCGTAGTGGGATATCTTGTGACACTTCATTATCTGTTACATCATATATTGACCCGAGGGTTACTCTTATGCCACTATCAGGCGGTAGTCCCATGTGATATAGATGACTAGGAAATATAATCGCTTGACCCATATTAAATGGCACTCGCTTAACTATTTCGTTAGCATCATTGTAAAATACTGTGTCTCCTGTTTCGCCTGCTACATGATATACAACTGACATGAGACTTGACATATCTCCGTCGTTATGTATCTGACTATCCATATTTGGAAATTGCACATTCAATAGTGTCCTTAAAGTCTTGGCATGTAGTCGGTGCTCCATGAGAGCATTAAAGTATTTGATAAACCACTCGTCCTCATAACCCACAAATTGTCCATTTTGCACTATCATTGTGCCAAAAAAACGTGCCCTATCATAGTCAGCATATGGACTGTTTGTCCATCTAACTGGGTATTCACTTAATCTACTTGCAACTGAGTCAACTAACCAGTCATCAAATAGACCACTAACAACTTCGATCAAAAACCTTTACCTCGCTTTTTAGGTTTATCTATTACTTCAATTCTATCTATAAACATTCGTTTATTCCACCACGTCTCTTGGACTTCTTGCCATGATTCCATGACTTTTGTGCTCTGATCGGTGCATATAATTCTATAGTGATGCCTATCGTAAGGTTTATCACTTGTCTGTGTGAAGTAATCGGGTAGCGTCATAATCTGTTGTTTAGTAATTGAATTTTCCAGTTATCATCCCCACCGTCTAGTCTATCAACCCAAAACCAGAAGTCAGGATAGTCAGGTGCTGAGCAAAATACTCTGTGTCCCCTGATCTCTTCAACAATTACCTCATTCTTATTGTTGAGATACTTATTGAATATATGCTGTGCCTTATTTGACTTAGGCACTACAAGTGCTCTATTCTTTAGCAATGGTCTAAATCCTCAATTAGTAGTCTAGTTAATAGGTTATCTTTAAATGGTAGCATTCGATCAACACACATTTTGTGATATGTTTTATCAATCTCAAAACCTATGTATCGTCTATTCTCTTCCATTGATACTTGTGCTGTAGTGCCTGCACCCATAAATGGGTCGAGGACTATATCGTTGACACTTGACCACGTTTTAATGTGACCTCGTGCCAACTCCTCAGGCATTGTTGCAGGATGTTTATATGATGCTTTACTACTTTGTCCAAAACCACCACTATTTTTAATTCTCCATATGTTTGTCCTTACTCCCCACTCCTTAATCGCATTGCTTTTACGATTAGGGTCATTTGTTGTGCCATCCTTATTGCGTGATGTAGCATTGCCCCATGATGTTATCCCTGCCCACTTGTTTTTCTTGTCTTGTATCAAATTGATTGTCTTGGGACGTCCCTTAGATAATATGAAACAATACTCAAATACTTGAGTGTATCTTACTGAGTGGACTCCACTAGCGAATGCTGTGCCTGTTTTCTCATAGATCATTGTGTCATGTAATCTCAACCCGAGATCCATAAAGTGTAAACATTGACGAAAACTAGATCCAGTTTCAGACCCCTTGATCGTAGCGTCGTTAACATTCCACATTATGACCCCACCGTCCTTGAGCACTCTAACTAATCCCTTAGCAACATCCTTGAATACATCAAAATCCCACTTACTACTATCGTTGTATGTCCTTAGATCATCATATGGTGGGGATGTTACCACCAAATCTACTGACTTTTCATCCATGAGTTGCATACCTTCTATGCAATTCATTAAGTAGGTGTTATTAGTTGATATCTTCATATACTGTGTGGATAAATTTTTGTGTCCTTCTTACACTACCAAAGATAGGTGTAACGCACATTTTGTCTTCGTTGTGAATTCTAAGAGTAGAGAATCCATTGTTGTTTTTACCAGTTTTTGTTACTGAGTCAGTCCATCCTGTTGCTTCATTCTGTTTAAGAGATAAGTCAACAATACAAGCAAATACACTTGGAAAGTCATTTTCTTTCTGTGTAAACTTGATGCAAAATATCTTGTCAACCTTAGTCTTACTATGATTGTTACCAGTAGCGAATGATGATGTGCTACTACCTAGTGACATTTTATTCTCGATCTCGTGCTCTAATAGTATAGCATCATAACCAACTGTCTCCTCTGTAATGTAGTCAACACCTAACTCTTTTGCTGAGTCCTCAAGTGCAGGATTAAATATGTTTGCAAGAAACTTAGTCTTGTCAACTGTATTGTCTGCACCAAAGAATGAGTCTAGGTCTGGTTTTTTACCACCACTACCGATCTCTAACATTTGTGCAACTCTACTAGTTGTCAATTCAATCGCTCTTGGAATAATAAGTGATAATGCTTCACTTAGTTGTCTGTTGTCTGCTCTGAGTTTCATGTGATTAATGTCTGAATACTCTTATTATACTAGTTAACCATGCGGTAGTGTATAATAGTGGTCAGTTTCTCAACTGACACACTCATTCTATGATAACCTTGTGCAACCAATATCTGACCAGTAACAACAGATACTGTTGCTACTCCCCAGAATATGTAATACCACTTTGATTTAATTTGATACCTTTTCATAATTATATTAGGGCGGTAGGTGCCACTCCTTGAATAAAGATTTCATCAACAACTCTTTGTAGTCTCTTGACTACTGCACTACCATAGTTATTGTGAATTGGGACTGTTAAGTAACCAGTTGGTTTTTTATAAAACTGACATGCACCTGCAGGAATGCGTCCCTCAGCAATATTACGAGAGTCCTCTTTGTGCATTCTGATCACTCTACCAATAGTTTGTGCCATTGCAACAATATTAAGATTTCTCAATAATATACAATGGGTTAGACCATGCACATTGATACCTTCAGATAATATGCTGTAATGCATAACAACAAATTTCTTGTTGTCATCCTTACCCCAGTCAGACAATGTTTCCATGAATACTTCACGATTAACTTTCTGATCATTGACATATGCACCATACTTTGATGTTACATGCAAATAGTCATAACCTCTGAGTCTCAACTGAGATAATAGAGTTGTATGACCTATCATATTACCTAACTGAGCACTACTAGGGACTGCGATCAATACTTTACTAGCGTGATCTTCATCAAGTCCATCAAGTATCTCAGCAACTGTGTCTGTATGTGTCTCGTGCATAGTATCCTTCTCTAGTGTGCGATTAGAATTAAATGGCACAATAGTTGGCGATACAATACTACCGTTAGCGATCAACTCTGGTGCAGGGACTGACTCTAATACTCCACCATAAACATATGTGTTATTCATACCACGAGTATAGATACCCTCTTGCTTACGAGCACTACGAGGTGTTGCTGTGAAAAAGTAACACTTCTTTGCTTCAAGACTAGCATCCATAGTTTTAGGGAAAAATCCTCTAGTAAC